TCACTGGACGGCAGTCCAAGAGAACACTTGAAGAAGTGGGTGGATAATATGAACCGCATCTACGGGCGTGAAGTCTGGAGCATCGGCGACGTGGTGGTGGCTCCCAATCAAACGATCGAATACAACAACCTGAGTTGCTGGGACGCGCTGGCCTCAATGGCGGAAGCCTTCGAGACGGAATGGTGGGCGGATGGATTTACGATGAACCTGTCGCGCTGCGAACGTGGAGAACGTGTTTCCCTTGGCTATATGCAGGGACTGACTTCGCTTACCCAGTCGGAGAACAGCAATGACGTGAAGTTCTTCACGAGGCTGATTCCTTTGGGTTCGACAAAGAATATAGACCGTAGCCGGTATGGTTATTCCCGTCTTCAACTTCCGGATAAATCCACGTATGTGGATAGGAATACGCAGTACGGGCTTTACGAATATGTGGAAGAGGTGGCGTTCGCTGAGATATTTCCGCATTATACGGGGAAGGTTTCCGAAGTTCGTACGGAAGAGAAGACGGGGGATGACGGGAAGAAATTCACGGTATACTACTTCAAGGATGCAGGGATGACATTTGACCCTTCTTCAAAGGATAATGAGATTGGCGGGCTGGTGAAACAGTTGTCTTTCCAGACCGGTGACCTTGCAGGGCGTGACTTTGAGGCAAACTATGATTCGACGAAAAAGGAATGGGAGATCATCAACACTTATCCGTCCGATGATGTGCAGATACCCGGCGGGAACCTGATACCTCGTGAGGGTAATACTTATATCCCCTGGAACTTCCGTATGCCTGTGGAGTATGAGGTTCAGGCGGAACTGGATTATAAAGCGGCTGTAGATGATTATCTGGCGAAGTACAGTGAAGATATCTCCAAATATGGCGGTGATACGGACTATATCTATATAGATAAGAACAGTGTGCCACTGGTGCTCGGTCAGAATGTGCGTCTGTTGAGCGATGAGTATTTCGGTGAGATCGGCTATCGGGACAGTCGGATGACGAAGGTAGTGCGGAAACTGGATAATCTGTCGGTTGCTACGATTGAATGCAGCAACCAGGTGGGGAAGGGGTGGAAGACACAGGTGGATAGTAGCATTAATGAGTTAAAATATGTGATAGGTCAGAAGGAAGAAACAGTGTTGGATATCCTGAAAAGTTGGGACGGACGTGAAATCAATGATTATCGGGTATTGTCAGGCTTACGGACGTTAAAAGAGATCAAGCAACAGGCATTGAGCCGGTTGAATGATGATGAAGCCACCGGGCACATCAAATTAAGGAAAGGTGGTACAGTGGAAAATGGCCTTATAGTTCGTCTGCCTAAGCAAAACACCCCGGCCGCTTTAATGTCTTGTTTGCTTGAAGAGGATATCGATACGTTTGTCGAAGAGGATGAAGACGCCATCGTGGAAGTTGCTCCGGCGGAAGCATCGGGTGATATGACCCTTGGAGGGTTGATGAATGTTACCCCTGCCGCTGATGAGGTGGATGACAACGAGGATTATGTTATTGTAAAGCTCAAAGGTGAATCCGAATGGACACTGTTACCTGCAAGCAGCATCGGTGGTGGCGGGTCAGGGACCATGTACAATGTGTATGTACGTAACAACATGGATTCCCTCGGCTTTGCCGCACAGTA